TCCTGACGGGGGCCGTCAGGAAATCACTCAGCCCGGCGCCCAGCGAGGCGATGCCGTCGCCGAGCGCGCCGATCACCGGTCCGGCCGCCTGGACGACGGCCTGGATCCCGGGCATCAGCTGGGAGACCGCGCCGGCCAGCCCGTGCGCAAGGTCGGTGATCATCGGCCCGACCGAGGCGAAGATGCTCGTCAGCGCGGGCTTGATGTAGTCGAACGTCTGCCCGGCCAGCTTCGCGACGCCGGTCAGCACCGGCACCAGCGGCGCGGCCATCTGCGTGAGGCTGGTCTGCACGTGCTGCGCCAGCCCAGTGAACGACGCCTGCACCTGGGCGTTGCTCTTGATCGCCATGATGCCGATGCCGGCCAACGCGACCGGCACCGCGGCGAGCGCGCCGCCGGCGATCAGCGACGCGCCGGCGGCCGCGCCGCCGAACATCGCCATGTACTTGGTCAGCGACAGGATGCCGTCAGCGCTCGACTTCGCCTGGCCGAGCAGGTAGTTCCCGGCCGACTGCGCCGCGGACCCGGTGGCGTCGCTGGCCGCCTTGAACGTGCTCGCGGTCGCGATCACCTCGGCGCGGATCTTGGCCAGCACCGGCGACAGGCCGTCCAGCCCGAGCAGGTTGAACAGCAGGGAGGTGTCCGACAAGGGGGGTCACCTCCCTGCCCTGATTCAGTTGTTGCGGCGCGCCTTGAGCACCTCGTCGACGTGGGCGATCGCGGCCCGCAGCTCAGGTACCGTCAGCAGCTCCCGCTGCTCCCACGGTCTGATGTGGAGGATCTCCGACATCAGCATCGAGCGGGCTACGCGCGCTTCTTCGAGCGCGCTTTTCCCGGTGCCACACCGCCGGCCTTGTCCAGCTCGGCTTTCAGCACGCCCAGCACCATGTCGCGCTTGTCCTCGGGGATCCGGTCGGCCTGCGCGACGGCGGCGTCGTACATCTGCTGCAACTCGCCCTTGTCGAACTCGACGACCAGCTCGCCGGCGAGAGGATCGACGTCCTCGGGCTTGAGGGTGGGGTGCTCGATCCGCAGCAGGTGCCACAGCAGGATCCGCCGGGCCCGCATGGATCCCTGCGTCACCGCCAGCAGGAACGCGTCCCAGGTGCCGTCGAACCGCTTCTCGATCAGCTCGGCCTCGCTGGACCGCACCTGGTCCGCGTGCCAATCCCACTGCTGCGCCGGCTGCCCGTCCGGCCGGTAGTTGATGATCACCGCTATCTCACTCTCCGTCTGATCCGGTCTGCCATCTCGTCGAGCACGTCCGCGACCGCCTTGCGGAACTCCGAACGCCGGGCACGGACCGGGCCGTCGAACCAGTCCGGCTTTCCCATCTGGTGCACCCAGTCCTCGCGGTCACCCATCACGGGGTGTCGCCAGCCCTTCTTGCTGTTGAGCCGCTTCGGCGCGTTGCGGAACCCACGCAGGCCCGGCGTTTTCTTCGCGATCAGCCGCACGCCGGCGCTGCGGCCGGACATCCTGGTCTGCACCACGACCTTGCGGGCCACCGTGCGGCGCAGCGCCATGCCGTGTTCGCCGCCGTGGCTGCCCATGCTGTTGATCTCGCGTTTGACCTCGTCCTGCACGGGCTTGAGCGCCTGGCGCAGGTTGCGCAGGAGATCCTTCTTCAGCTGCTTGCCGTCATCCTCGGCCTTCAGCGCGCGGCCGAGCGCGATCAGCGTGTCCGGCTTGATGACCAGGTTGAACGGCATGGCGCGTCACGCGGTCAGCCGGGACACCGCGCCGGTGGTCGGGAACGCCACGTCGCTGGAAGCGACGTCGCCGACGCTGCCGGATGCGGGCTTCCACCCGTTGACCAGCACGTTGCCGGTATAGGACGGGTTGCTGGTGCCCCGGGCGGCGTTGGACAGGCGGACCTCGAACGCGACGACCGTGCCCAGCAGCGGCCACATGATCGAGTCCAGCGAGGCGGCCGCCACGTCCTGCTTGAACGTCACGTTCAACTTGCCGGACTTCAGGCCGCCGAGGCTTTCCTTCCAGCCCAGCGATCCGAAGGTGGTCGCGTCCTTGTCCTCGACGTCGATCTGCAGCTCGCACTTCTCGGCGTGGGTGCTCAGATCGTTGCCGCCGATCGACACGAACTCGGCCAGCAGAACCATGTGTGCCATGGGGATTACCTCACTTCACTCCGAGAGCGACGACGAACAGGAAACTCGGCGACGTGCCCGAGATCGTCCACTTTGGACGGAACCAGGGGTCGGTGTTCGGGCCGGGCGCCCGAAGGATCTGGCCGCCGATCGCGGTCGCCGCGCCGAACGTGACCGCCGTGACCGGCGAGGCGAACGTGTTGTCAGCGTCGGACTCGACCGCCACCGTGATGGTCGGCGTGCCCGTGCCGGCCACCGACAGCACGTGCAGCGCGGCGTAGAGCTGCTGCCCGGCGCCGATCGCGCCGAGCTGCACGCCGGTGCCCGTCCCGGTGACGGTGCGGGGAGTGCCGGGCGGATGCGCGATCTGGCCGCGTACCAGCGGCCACGTGGACATGGCCTTGGCCTGGTAGGGGGCGATGTCGCCGACCTGGCCGCCGAGCTGGTAGCTCGCGTCCAACGCATTGGTCAGGTACACGAGGGAACCGACGTTGGCCAGCTGCGGGCACACCGACCAGGCACTCGCACCGCCGAGCGCGGCCCACCGGTTGTCGTCGACCAGACTCGGATCGCTGGCCTCCCACAGCCCCTCGACATCGATCGAGGTCGACGCCAGGCCGCCGAGGACTTCCTTCCAGCCGGCGGAGCCGAACGTCGTGGCGTCCTTGTCCTCCACGGTCGCGGCCAGCTCGACCTTGTTCGTCGCGGCGGTCAGATCCGCGCCGCCGGTGAACAGCCGGACGTCGGTCATGATGAAGTGACTCACCGCGTTCAGCCTCCCTGGCCGATGACGTAGATCGAGAACTCGGCGCCGTAGAAGTGCTGCCCGGCGTGTTCGTACCGGCCGTAGCCGCGCACCGACTTCACCTGCAGCGCGTCGCACGCGCCGCCCAGCGTCCGATCGGCCTGTAGCGCTTGCTTCAGCGACTGCGGGCCGCTGCCGACCAGGTAGGACTTGAGCGTCTGCTGCCCGGCCCGGTCGTCGGCCTGGGAGACCAGCAGCCTCGCGGTGACGGTGAAGGCGTCCATGCCGCGGGCGAAGGTCAGGTCATAGTCGATCTCGACCTCGACCGGGAAGAAGGACGGCGGGCTGATCGAGTCGGGTACGTACTCGAACACGTTCAGCCCCGTGATCGTGCCGGCCGCGTTCCGCAGGCCGGTGAACACCGCCTCGACATCCACAGTGGACCACCCGTCTCTCTCAGCCGATGGCCGGTTCGCAGAAGTCGCTGAGCAGCTCCTGCACGTCCGGATCGAGACGGGACACACGGATCGCGCCCCAGTCCGCCGAGCCGAGCACGCCCTCGGGACTGTCCTTGCGCCGGTAGAACCGCGCGGCCTGGATCAGCGCGGCCTGCACGACGTTGTCGGGCACCGCCGGCCAACCCCAGATCGCCGTCACCCGGATCCGGAGCCCGTAGCCGCCGAACCACCAGGCCAGCCGCAGCAACCCCGTCACCGGCTCACCCAGGGCCAGCGCGTTGTCCGGGTGCGTCTCGTAGTCGGTGAACGCCGTCCAGCTGTTGCCCACCGGCGTGCCGCTCTCGACGATCATGCCGGTGGTGTCGGCGATGTCGTCGACGAGCAGCAGCTCCCCGTCGCGGTCCCAGGTGACGCGCCGGCCCGGCCGGTAGATCCGGGCCGACGGCGCGTCGTCCTTGTAGAACCGGCGCCCGCAGTGCTTGTCGATCGAGCGGCAGGCCGCCGACAGCGCCTGGTTGAGCAGCGTGTCACTGCTGGCGTCCTGGACGCCCACGGCGAGCCTCAGCGTCGGCAGGTCGGTGTAGAGCGTGTTCACCATCGCCGCCCCCGATCAGGTCAGCACGACCCGCGGCACGAACCCGACCGCCGTCGGCGTCGCGATCGTCGCCGGCGCCGTCCCGGTCAGCGCCGAGCCGGACGACTGCGCCAGGGTCTTCTCGCCGGCCAGCCACGCCGCGGTCGCATCCGCCAGAGTGGCGCGGCCGATCAGCGATGGGACGGTGGTCGCCTTGACCATCGCCGCGGCGTAGTAGATGCCCTGCCGGGGCACGACGATCTGCGAGGCGAGCGCGAGGGTCTTCGCGGTGTGCGCCGCCCACGCCGCGGTGAGCTGGTCGGCGGTCTGCCCGAGCAGCGCCGGCGTGGCCTGGTCGTCGAACAGCGCGAACCACCAGTTGGTCGGCGCGCCGGCCGCAGTCGCGCCGGACATGAACGTGATGTTGCTGACGACGTCGCCGGCTTCCAGCGGCACGGCCGCCGACAGCATCACCTGGCTGGTCAGCGCGGTGGCGTTGTCGGTGATGCAGTCGCCCCGGGTGATGTTCTGCCGGTACAGCCCGGACGGCTTGCCGGCCAGCGACCACTCGGTGCTGATCGTGGGGTAGTGGCCCCGGACGAGTGGCATGTCAGGCTCCCTTGCCTCGGGCCGCAGGCTTGCGGGTGGTGGCGGTCTCGCGCGGCGCCGAGTCGGCGGCCGTCTCGGTCGCCGGCGGCGCAGCGGCCGCGGCCTGCTCGCCGTCCTCCTCGAGCGCGGACTCGAGCTCGCGGGCCAACTCGTCCGGATCGGCCACGTCGCCCTCCCACAGTTCGAGGTCTTCCAGAGCGGTCTGCAGTTCCCGGGCCTGCTCGGTCGCCTCGCCGGCCCGCACGTCCGCGCCCTGCTTGGCCGCGATGACCGCGCGCTGGCGCAGCTGCGCGATCCGGTCGACGAGCACGGCCTGCACGCCGGCGATCTGACGGTCCACCTGCTCGGCGCGGTCGGTGCGGCCGGCCGCGAGGTAGTTCGCGCGCTCGGTGTGCAGGCCGCGCAGCTCGGCCACCTGGTCGTGGTGCTGCATCGCGTTTCCTTCCATGGACAGACCACACGCCGAGACGTCCACACGGGACGTCTCGGCGCGCGATCGAGGGATGGATCAGAAGCCGGACGGCGCGATCATGCCGGTGCCGGAGATGACCGAGATCGCCTCGGGGCGACGGTTGGCCATGAACGCCAGGTAGTTGTAGACCTGGAACCGGATCTGCAGCGTGCCGCTCAAAACCTCGGACAGCACGCGGGTGCGCATCGCGCCCTCCCACAGGTACAGATCCGAGGTGCGGCAGGTGGCGATCCGCTCCTCGTTGGTGCCGGCGCCGAGGTTGGCCGGAATGTTGCCGTCGGCCAGCAGCGGGAAGTTCAGCACGCGGCCGACCGGGCCCTCGACATCCCCACCCGTCTGGAGTGCCAACGGGTTGAACGGGTTGTTCGTCTCCGGCAAGATGAACGGCCGGTTCTGCGAGTCCAGCTGGCTGGCCATCCAGAACCACCGCGCCGGCGTCAGGAACGCCGCGGTGGGCATCATCTTCCGCTTGCGCGCCACCTGCGACAGAGCCTGCATGAACGGCAGGTACAGCTCCGGCAGCGTCGGCGACGCGTCGGTGTAGGTGATCGCGTTGATCCCCGACACATTGAGCAGACCGAGCAGCTGACCGGACGAGCCGGACCCGTTCCACGCCTGGGTGTCGGCCTGCATGTTGTAGTCCGCGATCAGGTCCGCGAACGTGATCTCGTCGAACGCCGCCGGCGACTGGTCCAGCAGCTGAATCGCGACGTCCTGCTGACCGGCGATCGTGCGCACCGGCGCGGACACGAACGTGTCGGTCATGTCCTGGCTGGTGACCGACTGCGCATCGGCCGTCTGCACACCGGTCAGCGTGCCCGTCGCGATCTTCGGCACGTTGATCGAGTCGGTGCCGGCCGGCAGCGCCATGTTCCGCACGCTGTTCAGGAACGTCCGACCGAAACGCGGCAGGTCGATGTACTCGTCGATCAGCCACAGCGGCGGCACGAAGTAGCCGCCCTGGCCATCCGTGCGGTTGGGATTGACCCGCTTCTCGAACACCGAGGTCGCGCCGAGGTGCCGGTCCAGCTTCTCCCGGTCGGCCTGGGCCCGCGCCTCGCGTGCCTGCTCGCGGCGCGGCAGCTCGACGTCGATCTCCTTGCCGTGCCGCTGCAGCCGGGCCACCGCGCCGGACACGCCGCCGTCACCGTCACCGCGGTTGAGCTGCATCCGGGCCAGGTCCAGGAAGTAGGAGTGCTGGCTGTGCCGGCTGTAGGTCATCGGCTCGGAGGTGACCCGGGCGCCCCCGGACGGGCGACCGTCCGGGCCGCGCTGCTCGCCGGACTGGCCGAGGTCGGCGCGCAGCCGGTCGGCGGCCGCGCTGCGGGCCTCCATCTCCTCGACCTCGGCGATCCGCGCCTGCAGCGGCGCGATCTCGTCGTCATCGAGGGCCTTGACCGCGGCACGCTTGACGTCGAACGCCGAGGTCTCGTCCGCGGTGAGGTTGCGCTTCTCGCTCGTGGGCGCGGCGAGGATGCCGTCCAGCTCCGCCTTGAGCCCAGCGCGCTTGTTCAGCAGCTCGGCGAGCTGCCCTCGCAGGAACTCCAACATCATGATGGGAGCACCAGCCTTTCGATGGTGGGGTTGGTGTTGGGGCTCCCTGCGTGCCGTCGGGTGGTGGCGACCGGGTGGTGGCGCACGAGGGTGCGCTCCGGCGCGGTGCTCCGGCGCGTGCGGTGTGGCAGGGGATCGGTACTGCTACAGGTCCAGCAGGGAGGCCTGCGCCAGGTACAGCGACAGGGCCCCCGTCTGGTCGCCGGTTTCGACGTCGGCGCCGGTGTCGTCGACGTCGGGGTTCTCCACGCCGAGCAGCTCGGCGAGCACGGCCTGTGCCTCGTCGACGGCCTCATCGGCGGTCGCGACCAGACCGAGCACCTGGAACAGCTGGCCGACCGCCGTGGCGGACATCGCGCCGGCGGCGCCGGCGCGCTGCAGCCGAGCGGACTCGACGACGGCGGCCAGGCGGCCGCGCACCGCAGTGGGTACCTGCAGCGCGCGGGCGGCCTGGACGCTGGTGGCGGGGTTCGCGCCGAAGTTCACGACCGACACGTCACCGCGGTTGATGGACACCTCGCTGATGTCGCGCTGGTCGTAGTCCGGCGACCACTGCTGGCGGATCACGTTGAACGCGAACGACATCTCGTCGACGTCGCCGTCCTCGATCGCGGTCAGCATGTCCCGCACATCGGACCGAGTGGTGTTCACGTCGGCGGCCATGTGCAGGCCGGTGGAGTCCTCGGCCAGCCGCAGCGTGCCCGCCCGCGTGTAGGCCATCGACAGGCCGGAGTGGTTGAGCAGCAGCTGCGTCTGCGGATTCTCCGACAGCGTCTTGGTGAACGCTCCGGACCGCATGACCTCGGTGTAGGAGCCGAATGGATCCCACATCTCGTAGCCGGTCTCGGTGACCGAGGCGTAGCCCTCCAGCGTGGCCTTGCTGCCGGCCTGCGCCCGGACCTCAAGCTGCACGGGGTAGGCGCGACGCTCGGTGCCGCAGACCGCAGCGCGGTCGCTCTTGGTCTTCATCACTGCCCCTCGCTGCTCGGGTCCTGGGTGGACGGTTCGGGCGCCGGCGCGGCGGGTAGTTCCTGGCCGGGCATCGGCTTGTCGGGGGTGACGAACGGCTTCTCGCCCCACGGCACGGGCTGCATGTCCTCGTCGTCGCGGACCTCGTTGATGCGCTTCCAGGCGTTGCGCAGCGCGATCTCGTACGCCTTGTAGCGCGTGATCAGGTCGGTCTTCACCAACGCCGACCTGTTGAATTTCACGTACCGCGGTCGAGGCAGCAGACCGTTCATCGTGTTCTCGATCCGCACGAGCCAGGGGTCCACCGCGTAGGTGAGCAGGTCCAGTGAGCGCTGCTCGATGTTCTGGTACGTCATCGTGGCGGTCTTCTGGCCGGTGCTGTAGCCGAAGATCTGCGCGAAGCCTGGGCCGAAGATGTTGCAGCACTCCGCGCTGGTGTAGTTGTTGGTCTCCAAGAACTGCGACTCGTTCGGCGCGACCTGGATCGCGGCGAACTTCCAGCCCTTGCCCAGCACCACCGGCTCACGCGTGCCGCGCACCGCGGCGAGGAATCGGGCTTTCGCGGTGTCGGCCTGTGTCTTGTTCTTCATGTCGAGCTCGTCGTTGCTGAGGATGCCGCTCGGGTGTGCGCCGTCGCGGAACCACTGCGACCCGAACTGCAGCGACGACAGGCCCAGGCCGATGGTCAGCGCGTGCAGCTCGATCGGCGACAGGCCCAGCACGCGGCCCGGGGTCGGGTGCACACGCCGGTGCCACATCTTCGTGGGGTCGACGGGCTTGCCCGACACGTACCAGGTGCGTTGTCCCGGCTCGATCTGTGACGGCACGTTGCGGACGTCGTCGGGGTGCTGCAGCACGATCTGCGTCGGCGTGCCCAGCCGGGGATCGCGCGCGAGCACGATGCCGTAGTCGTTGCCGCGCAGCATCGCGCTGTAGACGAACTGGTACAGCCAGTCGCCCAGGCCGTGCCCGCTACCGTCCAGATCGGACATCCACTGTGGCATCGGCACCGGCTTGCGGTCCCGACCCTGGCCGGTGAACACGTCCAGCGGCATGATCTCCGCGATCGTCGCGACCAGGTTCACGCATGCCCACACCGAAATCTTCTGCAGGCTGGCCTCGGTGTGCGCCATGTCCAGCGACCCGCCGTAGCTGCCGCCAGCCTGGCTGTTCGGCGGGATCGGCGGGTTGATGAACTGCAGCTGCCGCTGCTCGCGGGGGAACAGGAAGCCCATCAGCTGCCTCCCGCCTTGTCGTGCAGGTACTGGTCGTGCACGCGGTCGGCCAGCAGCAGAGCGCCGGCGAGCATGAACCCCGCTGGCGGCCACGCCAGCCACGCCCCGTAGGACAGCAGCAGCACGGCGAGCAGGCTCGGCAGCGCCCGCCACAGCAGGCCGGCCGGCCGCGCCAGCGTCAGCACCACCGCCGCGGCGCCGGCGCGCAGCCGCCGGGCCCAGTCGCCTGCGGGCGCGCCCGGGCGGCGAAGCGTTGCGAGCACGAGGTTCTCCTCACCAGATGTTGGTCATCGGGTCGTAGGTCTCGCGGACCAGGTGGGCGCGGGCCAGGTGCACCCAGCGCGCCAGGGACACGGCCACGATCGGGCTGGTGTCGATGTCGGCCTGCTTGCGGGCCCACGCCACGCTGTCGCCAACCTTGCGGATCGTCACGCCGGCGGCCGCGGTGTCCAGCGGCTGCTGGCCGATATGCCGGACCGCTTCGTCGCGTAGCGCGTCGATCATCTGCGACGTGGCGGCCGCCATGTCGGTCACGCTGGTGATGGCCAGGTCGCCGCGTACCGGCTTCTCGGGGTCCTCGGACTCGGTGATGCCGACCTCGTTCAGCTGCGGCGCGAGGCTGGCGCCGGTGCCGCGGCCGCAGGCGATCGCGGCCGGGTTGAGCACCTTGGCCAGCTCGACCAGGCGCGGCACGACCCAGGCGGTGCCGGGCCGGTAGTCGATCAGCTGCATGTGGCCGACGCCGTCGGCCCGCACGCCGTACAGCGCGATCGCCGCGTAGTCCCGCTGCGGTGCGATGTCGACGGCCAGGGACACCTCGCCGTCGCGGCGAGAGTCCGGATCGGACAGCCGCGCCCACAACGCCAGGTCGATCACGCCGCCGCCCTCGATGCGCCGCGGCCACAGCCCGAGGCACTCCCGGGCGAAGCCGCGGGCGCCGAGCATCTTCCGCAGCTTGCGGATCTTGGCGATGGTCAGGCGGCCGTTGCACAGCGCCGGGTTGGCGGCCGCCATGTTGCCGGGGTCGTCGAGGTCGACCGCGTCGAGCCGATCGAGATCGCCGGCCAGGCCCCAATCGCGGTAACCCAGCGCTTCATGCTCGCCGGTGCGCAGCACCGCCTCGGCGCGGTTGCGCAGCGCGTACAGCACGTCGCCGGTGTCTGCGGTCAACGGCGGCGACGACATGTAGATGATCTGCGGGTTCGGCACCGCCAGCAGGGTCGGGCCGAGGGCGTCTTGCTGCTCGACGGTGTAGGCGTACGCCTCGTCGATGATGTTCACGTTGCCGGTGAAGCCGCGGCCGGAGCCCTTGCTGCGGGCGATGAACTTGATCCGCTGCTCGTTGTCCAACCTCTCGAAACCCTCGTCACCGTTGGTGTTGGACACCTTGACGTACACGTCGGTGCCGAGCAGGTCCGCGGGCAGCAGGATCAGGTTGTCGTTGATCGGCGTGCCCAGCGTGCGCAGCAGGAACCGGACGCGCCGGAACGCCTCCAGCGACGTCTTGTACTCGTGCGCCGACCACATGATCAGCGCCTCGCCCAACAGCAAGAACCCGGCCAGCGCTCGGGCCTCCAACATCGCGCCCTTGCCGTTCTGGCGCGACACCAGTTCGAGGTACTCGAAGCACGCCCACAGCCCGTCAGCGCCGCGGGAGAGCATCAGCTCCAGGCCCTGCTGCTGCCAGAAGTCCAGCGGCTTGCCGGCCCGCTCCATCAGCGCGCACGCGACCGCGCCGAAGCTCATCACCGAGGGAGGCGCGACCTCAACCCGTGGTCTGGTTGGCACGAGCAGCGAGCCGGGCGGTGAGGTCGGCAAGGTTGTTGCCTCCCTCCTTCGCGGCCGGCGCGCCGCCGCCGGCGGCTGGCTTGCTGCCGGTGCGGCCGGCCTGGCGGATCTCGGCCAGCAGGCCCTTGAGCGTGGCGGCCTGCTGCCGGGCCTCCGACAGCGCGCGGTCGACGATCACGACCAGCGTGGCGCCCTCCGGGTCGGCGGACTCCAGCGTCAGCCACTCGCGGTCGACGCCGCGGAGTTGGCCGTCGAGCTTGTCGAGCCGGTCGACGATGCGGCAGGCCTCCAGCAGCATCACCTTCTGCATCGGGCCGAGCATCGTTCCGCCGGTCATCAGCGACCACAGATTGCTTCCGGCGGCCGCGAGTCCGCCCGTCTGTTCTTGCAGGTCAGAGCCGGTGTTACGCGTGACGGGCGGCGTCACGGCATCGCACCGGCCGAGCACGCAAAGGGAGTGGTCACCCCCCTTATGCAGGCGATATCGGCGCTGCCGGATTGCCGCCGAATCGGCCATTCCCACCCTCCAAATTTTGCGCGGGGGGATAAAAACGGGAGCGTTGGCGCGGGGTCGCCCGACCGTGTGTCTAAAAAGAACGGATCGGCGTTTCCGCAGGTCAGAGGCTTGCGGACGATCATTCATTTCCGCTGGTCAGAGCGTTGTTGGGTCTATTGTGATCAGTCCTCGATCACGCGGCCGCGCTCTGAGTCGGTTCGACCTCGCGGTGTTGCACGCGCGATGCGCGAGCCGTGCGTTCTGGCGGTCCAGCGGCGCGCCGCCATCGCGCAGCTGGACCACGTGATCGAGGGTGCGACTCAGCCGGTGCGTCGGCGGCAGCGACTGGTCCACCCATCGGCCGCACACCCAGCAGTGCGACTCCTCGGCCCACACCTGGGCGCACAGCCGGCGGTAGGGCCGACCGGTGCGGCCCTTGCTGCGGGCCACACCCAGTCAGCCGGCAGCGCCGGCGAACAGCCGCGCGACCGCCAGGCCGGCCTCGGTCCAGGCATCCGCGACCTTCCCGTTGCGGTAGCCCAGCTCCTCCCAGGTCGGCAGCAGGTCGCCCTGCACGGACACGCCGCCGACCGCCGTGGTGTACGCCTCGTAGGCGACCTGGCCGAAGTCCGGCAGCTGCTGCGCGCCGGCGCCGTGGCGGTCGCCGACCGTGGGCAGCTGGCCGTACGGCTTGTCGCCGGTGACGTAGCCGCCCTTGGGGCTGCGCTCGGCCACGTCGTCAGCCCTCCCTCGGCGGCCAGAACGCGCCGGAGTAGTTCGGGACGTTCCCCGCCTGATAGCCACCCGCGAGCATGCTGTCCCGCCACTTCGCGGCCGCCTCGTCGAGGGCCTGGCGGTCGGCGTGCAGCGGGATCGACGTCAGCCACAGGTCAGTGGCGCCGTCGGTGTGCACCTTGAGGTTGACCAGCTCATCGGACCAGGCGCGCACGATCGTGGCCGGCGCGACGTCGGAGCCGTTGTTCTGCGCCAGGTTGACGGTCACCAGGACCGTGCGGCCGAGGCTCGCCTTCTGCGGCGGCGTCTGGCCGGTCTGCCCGGCGGTCGCCGGGTCGACGGCGATGGGCACGTCGGCCACGGCCGGGGTGGTGTCGGGTGCGGGCTGAGCGTTGGGCTCGGTCATGGCATTGCCTTCCGTGATGGTTGCTTGCTGTCACGTGCCTGCCCTGCGCCCGGGACGCAGGGCAGGCACGCGCCGGGAGCCGATCCCCGGTACCTCGGCAGGGGTAGCTCACAAAGGGTGGTGGTGGCGGAGACCGGGCTCGAACCGGCGACCTTCGGGGTATGGGCCCGACGCGCTACCAACTGCGCTACTCCGCTGCGTATGCCGAAGCCCCGGCCAGCTCATGCTGGTCGGGGCTTCGGGTTTGTTGATCAGGCCATGCGTCTCGTCAGATCCGCGGGTCGCGGAACCCCATGGGCGATAGACCGTTGTCGGCGGCCAGCGTGACCAGGTCGTCGACGGTGGCGTTTTCGCCCTCGTGGATCCACAACTGCCTGAGCAAGCTGTTGAGGTGGGTCGCGAGGATGTGGGCGACGTAGCCCATGTCCTCGGTCTCGCTGGCCTCGACGGCCATCCGGATGGTGCCGATGGCCTGGTTGGTGGCGCTCTTGGCGAAGGCGTCGGCCGGGATGGTGACGGTGCCGGGCTGGTAGGGCATTCGGTGCTCATTTCCCGCGCGGGATGGTCCGGGCTTCGGTGTCGGTGACGGCCGTTGGGCACACGTCACCTGAGCGGGGTCAGTATGTGATCACGACCTGGCGATTGTCCAATCAGGTCCCGTCGACACGCCGAGTCCGAAGCAACCGATCGGCGACGCCGGCCGCCGTGTCGATTGGGTCCTTGCCGATGCCGAGCTGCCAGAAGACCTCGCCGATGCCCACGCCGACGTGCGGGTGGAAGGCGTCGATGTAGTCGGCGACCGGCCGCGCCCACATGCCGTCGATGGTGAACAGGTGCTCGCCGTCGGCGGCGGTGAAGGTCACGGTTCCGTCGGCGTTGTCGCTCCGCGTCCAGGGCGGAGCTTGGCGGCCGAGGGCGCGAACGTATTCGGAGGCGGCGGCGACGCGTTTGCGGGCGTCGGCCTGCCCGAGCCTGGTGCTGGTCACGTCGTCGATGGTGCGCCCGCCTTGCAGTGCGCGCACTGCGACGCGATCAGCTCGGTCACCCGGCACCGCACCTCGTCGACGGGTTGCGGCGCCGGCTCGACCTCGCCGTCGACGGCCTCGTCCGCGCTGTCCGGCTGCCACTCGCGCCACGCCTTGCGGGTGTCCTCGTCGAGCTCCTCCCACTCCGGCCAGTTCGCCTCAGCCTCGACCGGGTCCTGCTCGGCACGGGCCTGCTCGTACCGCCCGCGTGCGTCCTGGTCCTGCTGCTCGAACAGGCGCGCCAGCAGCTCGATCTGCGCCGGCGTCCACCGCAGCCCGCACGCGGCGCAGTGCGCGCCCTGCCGATCGTCGACGGTCAACGCCGGCACCATCACCGTCTCGCCGAGGTCGTCGAGCCGCGCCACAGCCTGCACTCCGCACGAGGGGCACGGCCGACGCAACGTGAACCGGCGCGCCGGCGCGAGCGTGTCGGCGATTAGGTCGGCCACCTGCTGCAGCTGCTCGCAGGCCCAGACCACATCCTCGGGCCGCGACCAGCCGAGCACGATGCCCTGCACCAGCTGCAGCCGCGACTCGATCGAGACGCCATCGGCCCTGCTCGCTTGCAGCTGCATCTGGATGACGCGCCGCTCCACAATGGCCAGCGTGTCGGCCGCGTTCGGGGCGAGCGGCAGCTTCGAGCCCGGCTCGGCCGCGCCCATGCCGGTCGATTCGCCGCCCACTGCCACCGCGGCGCGCAGCTCCTCGAGGAGAGCCGGCCCGGTGTGCGTGGTGATGGTCTGGTCGTCTCGCATGATTCGGGCCGTGCGCCGCTCGGTGAGCTCACGAACGAGCCGATTCAGCCGGGCCCGCTCGCTGCGCAGGCTGCCCGCGCCGAAGAGATTCACTTACACCCCCTGGGATCGATCCGGCGCGGCGCCCGCTGGCGCTGCTGCGGCCCGGTGTTGCGATGCCGCCGCCGATGCAGCGCCCGCGCCGCCGGGTCGGCCGGCTCGACGTCGTCGACGAGCCCGGCCTCCACCAACTCGCGATGAAACTGGGCCACTGCGGTGATCGCGGCCTCGACGATCGGCAGCCACGCGCGCAGCAGGTGCACGCCGAGCGTGTGCAGCGCGCTGGCGGCGAGGTCGGCCTGACGGCGCAGCTCCGCCTGCTGCTCGACGGTCAGCTGCGGAACCGGTCGCACCTGCAGCGCGGCGAGCGACACCAGTCGGGCGGTCTCGCCGGCGCGGATCGCCGCGTTGGACACGAGCTGCTGCGGGGTCGGGTCGTCGGCGGTCATCTGCGCCTCCGTCGGTCGGGCCCGCACCACCGCGAGGCGTGCGGGCAGGTGAGCTTGTGGTGTCGGTGCAGCCGCTGCCCGCGGTCGCGTGCGCCGGCGGCCTGGTTCGCGCCGAGCACGCCGGCGACCAGATGGCGGCCGGCCGAGGTGAGGAGCACGTTGCCCTCGGCGTGCGGCTCGGCGTCGACGGGCATCAGCCGGCCGGCCGTCGTGCGGGCCCACAGGATCGGGGCATGGCAGTGGTTGCACGGCCGGCTCTGCATGTCCAGCTCGGCCGGCTCCATCGCGGCCGGCCCCCGCTCGGATGGCATCGGTGCCGGCGCTGGCCGACGCTCGCCGGCGGCCCGGCTGGCGTCGCGCAGCCGGTTGGCGTGCGCCGGCGGTCCGACGAGCAGCTCGCCGCCGTCGCGGATGCACAGGCTCCCGGCCGGCTGCGCACACCTCGGGTCCGGGCAGGGCACCGTGAGGGCCAGGTCCCGGTCAGCCATCCACGTGAGGGACTGCTCGTGCTGTCGCTGGGTCTGGGTCATGGTCTGCCGCCCGGGGAATCGGTTGGTGGGGTGGACGGTGGGCTGTATCGGGACCGGCGGTGGTAGACGTCCGGGTAGACGGGTGGTCGGTCCGGCTGCCGGTCGGGGTGCTCGCGGATGCTGGCTGGAGGGTGTTGACCAGGGGCCGGCTGCCCGCCCCATCCCAGACCCTGCGCAGGCCTCGCTCGCCGTTGATCGTCGCCGTTGTTGACCTGGTCAGGGCGTGCGTCATCGCCGGCGGTGTCGGTGTCTGGTGTGGATGATCCGTTCGGTGGATCAGTGATCGGATCAGCAACCTGATCGCCGTCGCGGTGATGATCTGTCGGTGTTTCGTCGTTGATCTGTCGTTGATCGGCGGTCGGCCGGTCCAGCCGTCGCGCCTCCTCGGGGCGCGCGGCCCACTCGGCGCGCTCCGCGTCGGTCGGCACGGGCAGCAGGACCATGTCGGCCTCGTCCGGCGTGCGGTGGCCCTTGTGCTCGTTGCACCGCGCGCACGACGTGACGAAGTTGACGCCCTCCGGCCCGGCCGACGCGTCGGGGTCGACGTGGTCGAACTGCAGCACGCGCCGGCGATCCCGGGCCCGGGCCGCCTTGGGGTTGAGCGGGCCACTGCGGCAGTAGCGGCAGCAGCCACCGTCCCGGGCATAGACCAGGTCGCGCAGCTGCTTGTCGCGCAGATCAGCCTTCTGCGCGCGGTTGCGGTCGTACTCCCGCCGGGACGGATTCCTCCGCAGGAACGCGTGCAGGCGGTACTCGTAGCCCTCGATCCACTCCGACCCGGCCAGGCACTCGCACTCATCGCCGCGCCGGTGCAGCCGCGGCGGTCGGTCCAGCACCGAGCGCGTCAACGCGTCCAGCAGCCGCTTGCGGCCGCGGCAGGCTTCCAACGCCGCCGAGCGCGTCAGATAGCCGTTGCCCTTGATCAGGCTCGCCTTGGCCATCAGGTTGCCCCACGCGGCCTGCACCGCGTCGATCTGCGGCAGCCGGCCGCCGCCGAGCACCTCCCAGATCGGGTCGTCCGCGTGCGTGTCGGACACCAAGAAGAACGGCATCACGCACCCGCCGGCACGTCGGCCGGCGGCGCCGGGTAGTGGTCCAGACCGAGCCGGGTCAGGATCCGGCCGGCCGTGTACGTGCTCAGCCGGGTGTGCGTGGCGATCTCCACCACGGACCAGCCGAGGCAATGCAGGTGGTGCACGAGGTCCTCTCGCAGTCGGTCGTCGAGCAGCTCGGCCGGCTCGCGGCCGGCCAGACACAGGGCGAACAGGCGCCGGTCGGTCAGCGGCCGTCCGGGGACCGGCGCGGATCCGAAGTGGACGTGGAGTCGGGTGACCATGTGCCCTCCTCGTGCCGGGCCGGCAGCCGACGCAGCACGGTCGGCTCCTGCCCGTCGTCGTGCAGCAGCACGCGAACCAGCGCGCCGCCGTGGTAGATCAGGGCCGGCACCTTCTCCGGCTTCTGGCGCGGGCTCAGCCGCCAGCCGTGCCGCCGCGCCTCGGCCGGGTTGGCTTCAATCCAGCCGTGGCATCCGGTCGTGCCGTCGCCGCACGTGTCCAGACCATTCGCCGCGGTGTAGCGGCCGCCCTGCGCGGCCGGGATGCGGTGGCTGAACGACTCGGCCTCACGGGCTCCACAGCGCTCGCACACGCCGCCTGAGCGCTGCTGCACCCGGGCCCGCGCGGCGGACTCGCTGTCGTCCATCTCGGCCGGCGTGCGGCGCGGCAGGTAGGCCCGGATCTGGCGTGTGCTCGTGCCGAGCCGGTCAGCGATACCGCCCACGCTCATGCCGGTGCTGGCGAGCTTGCGGACAGCCGCCAGGCGCTCCGGCTCGTCGAGGAACGAGAAGCCGATCCGACCGGCCATCGCGAGCTCAACGGTCTGCCGGCCGGACACGGCGACATCGGCCGGCTGGCGGCCAGATGAAGGCGTGCGGGACACAGGGTCACCCCCTTGGGGTAGAAGGAAGCCGGCCCGCGCCCCGGGGAAGTAGGGCGCGGACCGGCGGGTCAGGCGGCGTTGGTCGCCGGCGGGATGGGCGGCAGATCCGCCGGCCACAGGTCGGCGTCCGGCTCGCCGCCGCCGAACGACTCCGGCCAGCGCGACGGGACCACCGCGCCGCGGTAGGTCTCGCCGATCTGCACCAGCACCGGCAGGAACTGGTGGTAGGTGTAGAGCGAGAGGTTCTCGCCGCGGGCCGAGGCCACCTTGAGGAACGGCGTCAGCCGGCGCGGCAAGAAGTCCGTGCGCGCCGCCGGCGGCACCACCTGGCCGCCGTCGCCCTTCACCGCCGGGCGCAAGTGCACATCGGACAGCAGGCGCCACAGGGAGCGAGGGAAGTCGTTCAGGTTGCCTGCCGGAAACGACAGCTCCGAGCCCTCGCCGAACAGCTTCGGATCCTCACGCACCACGATCCGGTCGCCCTCGCGGTCGAGGATCGTCACATGGGTCTTCTCCGCCTTGAACAACGGCTTGCACACCGCGATCACCGCGCGGACATCCTCGATGCCCCACAGCATCGGCGGCAGCGAGCCCGACGCCTGCGTCCAGGTGTGGCCCACCACGGTCGTGTCCGTGCTCGTCCCCACCAGCAGGCTGGTCTTGCCCGGCTCGACACCGAACGGGCCCTGATCGGAGTGCAGCAGCACGCCGGCGACCGCGCCGCCCTCAGCGTCGGACTCCGCGGTGTGCAGCAGATCGGCCAACATAGGGACCAGGTGACTGGTCAGCACGCGGATCGTCACGGGTCGCTCCTCTCGAACAGCTCCTCTTGCAGCGCCTCGGTCGTCAGGTGCTGCGCGATGTGCGCCAGCTCGGCACCGAACCGGCCGTCGGTGACGTCGCGCTGGATCAGTTCACGAGCACCGGCCGTGCCGCGGCCGTGATAGCGGCCCCCGCACACGCAGTCGCATTCGGACTCGGCGGCGTCATGACACTTGGCGTCACAACGCCGCGAGCCCTCCGAGTTGCCCACGATCAGCAGGGTCGCCATCGGCGGCTCAGAACGGGCCCTCGTCGCCGGACAGGCCCCACGGGTCATCCGTCTTCACCCGGCGCCACACGCGGCCCAGGCGCCGGCGCACGCCCCACCGGAGCCGGTCCCACCACGTTGGGTTGCAGCACCGGCCCGAGCCGTCCCAGCAACACGGGTAGTCCGGCTCCGGATCCGGCTCGTAGCCGTAGAGCGGGTCCTTCCAGTACTCGTAGTAGTCGTCGTCCCACTCGTAGGCGACGTCATCCTCGTCCGGCATCGGGTTCCTCCCTGGCTCGCGGTGTCGGGTAGCGGTGCAGCACGGCCGCGGCCATGGCCACAAGCCACCGTTCGACGGTGAGCCCAGGTGCGACCTCGACATCAGGCCAGTTGTCGAGCGGGTCCAGCGCCGCGGCGAGCTCCTCGACGACCTCGCGGGCCGCGGCGCAGGGGGCACAGTCCCGCTCGTGCACCAACGTCGCCTGAGGCGAAGGCATCGCCGGCTTCATCCGCCACCGAGCCGATCCCGCTGACCGCGTTGGTACTCGACGAACAGCAGCGTCGTCGCTCGGATCCGGCCAGTCGCCTCGCAGTGCCGGCCCGGCTCGGCCAGTTCGTCCGGCCTCAGGTCGTCCGCCAGGCGCTCGCGCTCGACGGCCCGCTCGGCGACGTGGCCCACCACACCGAGCAGCACCAGCACGGCGCAGAAGCCCAGCACGAGCACGAACAGCGGGTGCGGATCCACATCCACCATGTCAGGCATCGGCGCTCACCTTCTGCCAACGCGTCTCGGCGAGCCGCCGCTCGGTGCCGGTGAGAACCGCCTGGAACGTCACGAACGCCTCGCGCATGACCACCCACTGCGCCTGCAGCCGTTCGATCTGCGCCCGCTGCTCCGCCGACTCCTGCCGCCACTCCGCCAGCGCCAACTCGTCGTTCTCGCGGTACGTCCGGACCGCCAGCTTCAGTAGCTCCCACAACGCTGCCCGATCCGCGCGCAACGCCTCGGCCGCCGCGTAGTGCTCCTCGGCCAGAGCGATCACGTCCGACCGGCTGAGACCCCTCCACTGGGTGTCAACGTCCTCGTCGCCGACCAGCCGCCGCAGCCGGAAGATCTCATCGTCGGGACTGTCCAGTTTGGCTGTAGTCGTCCCGGCGTCCGCCCACGAGCCGCGGACGAACTCACCCAGCGCCCGGCCGACCCTGTTGGCGGCCGACATGGTCAGCAGCGTCACGAGATCCACGCTCTGCGCCGGGGACGGTGGCTTGCTCTCAGGCATCTGACACCGCCTGCCCGCCCACTTCGGCCATCGCCACCGGCAGCACCACCAGGGCGTTCCGTACGGCCACCACCGGATCGCCCTCCGGCGTCACGACCACCTGCAGCAGCCCGCGCCACGGCATCCCCGACCGCGTTCGGGTGGTCACGATCTTGTCCGACAACCACCGCCGCGTCGGCCGCGGCACTACCGTCGGCGCCGGCCGGGCCCAGCCGGCGATCTCCGCCAGCAGGCTCTCGGTGATCGTGTGCCCGTGCGGCGGCATCAGCACGGCCAGCGACAGCCGGTGCGCGGCATCGACCGGCACCTCGACGAGCTGGCCGCCCGTCGCCGGCGTGTCGTCCAGCTGGCCGCAGTCGACGTCGTCGACGTCCCGCTCGACACCGCCCAACGCCGCGGCCTGGGCCGCCAACTCGTCCTGCCACCGCTCCAAGATGGCCACGTCCACCCAGCCCGACCGGCGCGCCTCCCGGCCCGGGCAACCGCGCTCGCCGGTCAAGAACTGCGCCAGCAGCTTGGAGCACAAGGCCACCAGCGGATGCAGCGCCACGTCGGCCGCCGGCGTGCTCATCGTCGCCTCAGCCACGATCACCCCTCCTGTCGATCGACTCGACCCACGCCACCGCCACGGCGGCGACCTGGACGAGCTCGGCCCGCAGCCGCGCGGGATCCCGCTCGGCGAACGCCTCTTGCACTTCCTCGTCGAGCACCTGACGCCACGTCAGGCGCCCATCCGCGGCCGCCTGCTGGCACACCAGCCGGGCAAGGTCCGCGGTCACCTTGTTGCCGCCGGTGCCGTCCGGGTGGTTCTGCTCGCCCCACTTCGCGTCCTGCAGCAGCCGCTCGGCGGCGATCTGTCGCAGTGCGACGGTCGCCAGCTCTCCGGGCTCGGCGATGAGGTCCGCCGGTTCGGCCTCGCGACGGGCCACCAGTTCGGCCTTGTCGTTGAGCTCGACCACGAACACGCCGAGCCCGCACGCCAACGGCTCCGTGAGGCCCTGGGCGGCCGCGCTCACCGGACAGGCGAACAGGTTCGGCCTACAGGCCTGCGGGTGCTGCAGCGTCCACCCGCGACCGCCGACCATGATCACGTGCACCTCAGCCACGAGACGCCACCACCAGCACGCCGTGCTGATACGCCCACGCGATCAACTGCTCAGTCGTCCGGATGCCGTACCGGTTACGAATCCGGTAGAACCTCATGTTCATCCCGTTGTTGGTGACCCAGGCCTCGCGCGCCATCTCTGGCTGCTTCCAGCCGGCGGCCAGCTGCTGCACATGCCTCGCCTCGGTCTCCGTCATGCCGAGCTCGGCCGCCCGCGCCTCGTCGACCACGACAGTCAGCGGCGGGTGCTTCACCTTCGACAGAGGGGAAAGCTCCGTCTTCACGTCCATGTCAATCCTCCAGCGGTCAAAGGGAAAGCCGGCCGGCCGATCCCGGATCGGTGCTGCGGACGTCGGCCGGATGGAACAGCTGCGCCGGCCGCAGCCCGTCGACGAGCACCCGCACCAGCGACAGGCCGGCGTCCGGCTCCAACCGCGTGCCGGTGCGCCACCGGCCGGCGAACCACACCCAGCAGCGCACGGGACCTGACACGGCTTGACCTCCCGACGGCATAGGCGATCGTGATCGCCACGGTCGACATCCACGGCCACACCACGAGAACCGCCACCAGGCCACCGAAGGCGGCCCGCGCGAACAGCGCGGCGGCGACGCCGAGCGCCACGGCGAACAACACCGTGAGCGCCCGGGCCGCTCCGACCAGACGACGGTCAGCCACCGAATCCACCACCGCGCAACGGCTCCCGGCCGAACGGCGGCCGCGTGTACCCACTCACGGCGCGCCGACCAGCGCGGCGGTCTGCCGCATCTGCAACCACCGCAACCGATGCACCGACAACGGCTGATTGCCGTCGTGCTCGTGCTCGCACAGCAGCTCGGCGTCCGCGCCATCGAACGCCGACCACACGTCCCACTTCACGCCACCCACCGATGCCCGCACGTTCACGTACAGGTGGGCATCGGTCGAGTGGCGATGCACCAACCGCGCGCCGGGCAGCCACCACAGCCACGCCAACAACGCCTGCGCCGATTGCGCTTCGCGGTGCAGGAAGATGTTCACCTCATCGGCCCAGGCGTCCAGCTTCACCACCTCGCCGGCGAGCGGCACCTCGACCGCAGTCGACATCGCCGCCACGGCAGCCGAGAACACGTCCTTCGTGCTCACTTCTTGCCCCCCTTCGCCGCAGCCTTCAACCCCTGGGTGTCTTGGCCCTCGACCGCCTTCATGCGGGTCTCGTCCTCACGGGTGGCCTTGCACTGCTGCTTGTTCTGCGGCGCGTTCTCCGGGCCGCCGTAGTTCCGGATCGGCATCGGTCACGCCTCCTTCGGGAACAACTGCTCGAACTGGTCGATCACGGCCTGCACCTCGGGGTAGCGGGCGGTCCGCTCCCCGTCGGGCTCCTGGGTCGGCCACTCGGGCGCGCGGTGCCGGCCACCCGGCGAGGGCTGTACGGTCTTCTCGGTCATGGAGGTGTCCTCTCCGTGGTCAGCGGGTCGTCCGGGGTCCATCCGGGCGGCCCGCCCTGTTGATGGGGATCAGGCGCTGCGCTTGCGCCGAGCGCGGACCTTCGCCGACTTCGCGGCGAGGCTGAGGAAGTAGGCCCGCCGGGCGTTCGCGGCGGCCTTGGCGCGGGTGTCGGGATCCATCACGCCGTCCGGGTCGACCTGGCGCTCGAACCGGTCCGCGAACGCCTGCCGTCCGGGCGCCGTCCGAGCCGAGCGGTCGACGGTCTTGGCCCACGAGGTGTGGACCGCGACCTGAGCGTTGAGGCTGCGCTGCGCCGGCGTGCTCATGCCGCGCCGGCCTTGGTCTGGTCGAGCAGGTCGTCAACCGTCACGGCGAGAGCGTCGGCGAGTGCCTTGAGCAACGGCGGAGTCGGGACGTTCGGGCCGTTCTCAACACGGCTCAGGTGAGCGGCGGTGACCGGGTGCCCGATCTCCTCGCACCGTCGAGAGAGGCCGGCCTTGGTCAGTCCCCTGCGCTCGCGCAAGTCGCGCAGCTTCTCCCTGCTGAACGGGAGGCGAAGGAGTGGTTGGGGCATGCACGCACACTAAGCCGCAGAGGCGTGCAAAGCAATGCATGCGCGTGCAGATCTGTCACGGAACTTCGCAAGGCAACGCATGCACTACTCTGTGCGTCGTAGATGTGCGAAGATGTTCACTCCTGACCGGGGAGCAGCAAGTGGACGCTGACCACACACACCTGACCGACGCACTGAACAAGCGACGACTAAAGCTGGGCCTGCGCTGGAGCGAAGTGGCCCGCAAGGCGGGCATGACGGCCGGAAACCTGGCGCGGATCCGCAAGGGCGAGATCGGCCTGACTGACGTCGCCGCGGCCGGACTTGAACGAGCCTTGCTGTTCGTGGAGGGCAGTTTGGCGGCTGGCGAGCCTGTTCCTGCCGAGCATGAGGGGCTGCCAACTGACCCTGCATCGCGCGCAACCAGGGAACGTATCGTCGCATCTAGTCCCGAGAAGCTCGCCGAGATGTACCTGCTCGTCGAGGACGAGCTGGGTACCGAAGAGGCCGAGAGATTCCTCCGCCGGGCGCTCGAACTCCGACGCCAAGGCTGAAGGACGATCAGGCACCTCGACGGGACGGACGGGCAGCTGGATAGGCCATCCGAGTGGTATGTGACAGCCGCATCGATCGACCGGCCTAAACAGCTAACGCAGCGTGATTCTCGCAGCGATACCGCCTGTGACACGCGCTGCTTGGGCTCGGCAGCCTCGACGGGGAGGGAGCACAGTTGTCTCTCAAAGTGGGGATGCTGATCATCGCGATCACGATGTCCGTCGCGTACGGCTACATCTGGCTGTTCGAGCTGACCGGCAACCCGATCGACGCGTTCCAGTGGGTTATGGATCTCGCCGGCCGCGCCGGCGCCGCGTCCTGGGTGATCTTCACGATCGCTGCGCTCCACGAGCGGCAGGCGAAGCTAGCTCACGCCACGACTATCGCCAAGTCGATCGCCACCGACGACAGCCGTCGGTCGGCTCGACGACAGCCATGACGGCACGGTGGTGAACCTGAACAGGTGGTGAGCCTTGACGACGAGGAAGGCCGGCCCCGATCTTCCTGTAGACCGGGGCCGGCCTTTGCTTACAGGTCGCCGAGGTTCAGCCGCCGACTCTCGTCCGCCGCCCGACGCTGACTCGTGTACTTCGTATACCGAATCACCATGCGCATACTGGCCCAGCCGCCCGCGGCCCGCAGGCCCGACTCGCTGCCGCCCGCGTCCAGCCACCGTGTCGCCCCCGTCGCCCGCAGCCGATGCGGATGAAAGTCATCGATGCCGGCGCGCTCGGCCCGCTGGGACAGCGCGTAGTACAGGCCGCGGTAGCCGAACCCACGGCCGTTTCCGCCCAGCCAGAACGCATCCGCCGACGCCAGGCGATGTGTCCTGCGGGCGCGGGCGTAGCGCGTCATGCACACACCGGTCTGCGGGCCCCAGGCGACAACCCGCGGCAGGTGCGCCTTTCCGATCAGGACGGCCTCGCCGGCCTTCAGGTCGGTGTCCTTCATCGTCATGCTCAGCGTGTCGCTGGCCCGCGCGAACGTCTCCGCCATGAACCGCACGAGCGCCTCGTCGCGCCGGTCGACGAAGGAGTCGCCCTGGCAGGCCGCGAACAGTGCCTTCAGCTCCTCCGCGTTCAGCGGCTTCAGCGGCTGCTCGTCGATCTTCGGCACCGTCAGGCCGGTCAGAAGGTCCTGCTCGATCTCCCGCTCTTTCGCCAGCCAGGCGCTGAACTGGCGCAGGGCGAGCTGCCGCGCGGTCATGGTGGTCGCCTGCAGCCCAGCGTCCTTCATGGACACCATGAACTCGTTGACCGTGTTGCGGTCGAGCGTCGGCACGCGCTTCTGCTGCTCGGCCCAGGTGAGGAACCGCCTCACGCCCTGCCGGTACGAGGCGACGGTCTGCTTCGACTTGTTGTCCGCGCGCAGCTGGAGCACCCAGTCGTCGAGCAGGTCAGCCAGTTCGCCGGCTGCCAGGTCGTACGCGGTGCGGAGATGGGCCATGCGGGCACCGTACGTGCGACCTGGCCGCCTCGGCAATATCTTGACTAGGACCGTTATTCGGGGCTACCGTGGCCACGCTCGCCAACAAAACAGCTGGCCAGAGGCGCCACGGGAAGCCGTAGCGAACGACGGTAGTGGACCACTACTAGTGCCCCAAGCGTTGTGCCACGTGCCGTTGCCGCATGTGGACGCCGACAGCTTGAGGTGCAATATCCTTCAGTAGTCAGGTCCCCGAATCGCCTCTGACAGCCTGTCAGACCCGAGGGGACCCCATCATGCCCGCGCACCGCCCCGCCGCCGCTACGGCCGCCACGGACCGCGTCACGAACGTACCGCGCGCCAGCGTCATCATCGGCTTGCTGATCATCGGCCTGTGCTTCGTCATCGCCGCCGGCACCGCGTGGCCGTCGCCGCCGGACACCCCCGTGCCCACGTCGAGCGTCGCCATCACCCCGGACGACCCGGCCGCGCCGACCCAGGTGCCTGTTCAGCTGATCGGCCGTTGAGCCGATGAACTCCCTCGTGGACATCCTGACGCTCCTGGCTGCCTTCGCCGACCGGGTCCTCTCGCCCATCGCCTACAGCGCCGGCCACTGGTGGTTCTGGGTCGGCGTGGCCGTCGTCGCGCTCGCAGGGGCGGTCTGGGCTGCGCGCAGTAACGCCGGCGCATCCACCGGCGATCCGTCCGACATCGACCAGTAGGAGGGGACCATGACGACCGACTTCCCGCACCGCGCCGTCAGCAAGACCCGCAAGAAGACCTCGCACGGATTGCACCTCGTGCTGACCATCTGCACGGTTGGCATGTGGGGCCTGTTCGTCTGGCTGCCGCTGACGCTCTGGCACAAATTCGGGCCTCGCAAGCGCACCGTGACCAAGTACAGCTGATCGCGTAGCCTCACCGCAGGTCGACCTACGACAGGACCCCCGGCACTCGTCGCCGGGGGTCCTGCTCGTTCTACCGCCCGAAGTGCCCTTCCTTTACTGCCGCAATGAATCGGTCGAACTCGTCTCGACCGAGCCTCACGACGACGCCCTTCGGGTCCTTCGAGTCGCGCACGCCGTAGCCGTACGCGAGCTCGACGCACTGCCCTGAAGATCCGCTTCTACTGCTCTTTCTCCAGCGGATGGCCTGATCGGTTGCGGTCATCCACGCTCCCTTCGCCCTCGCAGGTTGGGTCACCTCCCAGGCTATCCAGCAGGGCAGTCGTCTTTTTCCGGGGCAGGGCGAACCGCGAGACCATCTGCTCGAAGATCGTCGTGTACCGGCCGATGTCACCAGGGCGTTCCTGCCACACCGCGCCGGTCTCCGATTCGACGTAGACGCAGTCCATGTCGGCGAAATCGCCAGGGAATCGGAGCAAGGTGAAGGAACCCTTCATGCCCGGGTGGGCGCCGGCGGAGAAGGGCAAGACCCGCAGGTCGATGTTCGGGCGCCGGCTCATCGCGGCCAGGTGCCGGATCTGCTCACGCATCACCTCGGGGCCGCCGACCGGGCGCCGGAGCACGGCCTCGTTCAGCACGATCCGTAGCCGCGGCGGCGTGTTCCGGTCCAGCTGCGCCTGCCGGGCCTCGCGCAGGCTGACTGCGCGCTCGAGCTGGGCGGTGGTCAGGTCGGGGTTCAGCTTGGTGATGGCCGTCGCGTAGGCCGGGGTCTGGAGTAGGCCGTCGACGAGCTCGCTGGAGTAGGTCCAGATCTCGTCGGTGTCCGACTCCAGCTCGACGTAGTCGCGGAACCAGTCCGGCACGCTGTCGGAGTAGGCGAGCCACCAGCTCACCGTCTCGGACTCGTCGGCAATCCGGAGCAGGGTGTCGAGCAGCGGCGCACCGACGCCGCACGCTTGCAGGATCAGCTGGGCGGTCCTGGCGAGGATCGATTGCCGCTCGTTCTCGATCTTCGAGATGGTGCCGGGCTGGAGCCGGGCCCGCTTCGCACACTCGGCCACCGACAGGCCAGCGGCGATCCGGGCCTGCTTGAGCGACCGCGCCAGCTTGCGCTGCCGCAGTGTCGGACTGACCGGCATCGATCCTCCCTGTGGTCTTCGTGCCGGGATCAGTGTGCACGGTTCCGGGCAAGATCTCGAAGTTTCACCCGATCGGACAGGTACCCAGGAAACGTTTCCTGGGTACCGTATGGACGTCGTCTCGGTGAGGTGCGCAGCATTCCGATCCGGGCGACCCCGCCCCACCGGGCCCTCGCAGGTTGGTGGGGCGGGCCATGACCTCACGTCCCGGGAGGATGGTATGGACCACTCGGCCATTGGGCTGATCATCCTGGGATCTCCGTTTGTACTCCCACTGATCGGCCTAACCTGTCGCCGGCTCTACTGGACCGAATGGGTGCAAGAGCGCGTCCTTCGTACGACGGGCACGTCCCGCCTGGTCGCGACAGCCTGGGGGCACACCATCTCTCCTCGCAGGCCCCCGGCGCCTCGTCGTGCCGGGGACGCCCCGGCCGGCGGAGCCCCCGGCAACCGCCGGACGCCGGTCGGGGTTCCAGCCGTCCACCTCGACGCCGCCGGCCTCCGGTGTCACCCCCAGGTCGAGGCGGACACGGCCACCCTGCCCACGAGCCCTGGGCAGGGTGGCCACCAGCTCGCGGCGCCGGCGAGTGAACCCCCGAGCCTCGCCGGCGCCGTGCACCACCCGGCAGGTGCGTGATGTACGTGCACCGCGAACGCCTCACCGGCCAGCCCCTCGTCCTGGGCATCGCCGCACCCAGCACGCGCATGGCGATCGTCGACGCCAGCGAGCACCACATCACCGTCGCCCTCACCGACCAGCGCGTGCTCGACCAGCCGCGGATGCCCTGGCTCGGCGGCGAGGACATCCCCCTGCAACTCGTGCTGTCCCGGGAGTTAGCGGCGATGCTCGTCGACACGATCATGCGTGGCCTGACCGGAGGGGAGGTGGACGCCGTGGGTGCTCTGGTCCACGACCTGAACTGCGACTGCGGGCACTGCCCGCCCCGCCCCGAACCGGGCCGCTGATCTTCCGCCGGGCCGTCAACGTCACCGCCGCCGCGCTTTAGCGGTTGTGTTCACGCGGCGATGGAGCGAAGGACGGCCTGAGGCGCTGCTCAAGCGCTGCCGTACCTGCGGCCCGGCGGATCCCCAACACGACGACGAAGGACGATGGAGCGATGACGAACGAACCGCAGACCGACGACACCACCGGTACCAGCGACGGCAGCGACGGCTCGCCGTGCCCCGCGTGCGGACGCCCGTGGTGCCCGCAGGACACGAGACAGCCGCACTGACTCATGGCCGAGCGCAGAACGAACGCCTGCTCCCACGGCGCGGACCGCTGCCCGTGGTGCCACGACGGCGGCGCCGTCCCCGCACCCGTGCTGCCCGAGGAGCGGCGCACCTGGCCGCCGCTGGCCGAGCTCATGGGCGACGACCGTCCGGCGCCGAGCGGCGACTGAACCCGGACACGCAAAAACCGGCCCCGTGCTCCCAGAGGGGAGAGCACGGGGCCGGTTGCTGTGCGGGGTGGATCAGGCCGCGGGCGGCGGCACGCTCGCCGTCGAGCTGGTGGGCCGCGCGGTGTGCTTGGCCAGCCACCCGGCGCCGAACGTGGCGGCCGCGGTGACCGCGGCCTCGACGATGCCGGCCACCGCGTCCGGCACGGTGCCGTGGAAGACGCTGGCGCCGAGCCAGCTGACGATGAACCCGACGACCAGCGCGGTGCCGGTCGCCGCGGTGACCTTGGCCTCGATCGGGGCGTTGCTCATGCTCGTGGCCTTTCAGCTCTGCGGCGCGGCCGGCGTCGCCGGCGCGGCCGAGTTGGGCGGGGTGGCAGGGATCGACGTCGTGTTGCTGGCCTTGGCCAGCACGTCGAGCAGCTCCTGCACGACGGCGGCCGGCAGGCCGGAGGCGGTGAGCGCGTTCGCCAGCGCCGTCGGGTCGACTGGCGTGATCGCCAGTCCCTTGACGGCGGCGAGCAGCTCGGCGTCGCGCTGCTGCTCGGCGGTCACGGCAGCGCCGAGCTGCGCCAGGACCGCGTCCAGCTTCGCGCCGTTGGACACGCCGATGTCCTTGGCCTGCTTGGCGAAGGTGTCGCCGTAGCCGAGGAAGTTCTTCGGCTTGTCGGTGATCTGCTTCCCGGTGGCGTCCACCAGGCCGTCGGGGCTGATCTGGTCGTCCCAGGTGATGGTCACGCTGTCCTCCTTGTCGATGCCGGGCCAGGTGTCGGCCGCGGCGGTGAGGTCCCAGTGGCCGCCGGAGCCCGGCGGGTCGGCGTACTGCTTGGCGACGGTGCCGGGCAGCAGCTCGGCGACGCCGTCGTACTGCGCGATCCACCAGTGCGGTTCCGGCACACCGGCGGCCGCGTAGGCGGCGCGTACGGCCGGCCAGGTGGATGCGTTGCAGTAGTTGGTCGGGTCGGCGCCGGCGGCCCGCCGGCGTTGCGTCCAGCCTGGCGCCTGGTCCGGGTTGGCCGCGCCGCGCTCGATATCGAGCACGTCGCCGTCGTTGGTCGCCGGGTCCAGGGCGATCCGGACGTGCACGCTGTCGGGGAACCGGTCCCAGGCGTCGGCCGGCCAGCGCGGGACGCCGTCGATGTAGCCGGCGACGAGGTCCCACGGGCGCCCGGTGGCCGGGTCGAGCACGGGGATGTCGGTCGGGGTGACCGAGTCAGCCATGCGGCGCACAGCGCCTCCTTTCAGTGGTGGACCAGCAACGGCAGCACGGCAGTCAGGAGCGCGACGACGGCGCCGACGAGTGCGGTGATCGCCGTGTTGCGGGCATTCGCGCGCAGCTGCCGCTCGGCGGCCAGGTCCGAGCGGATCTCGCTGATCTCGCGTTCCTGGTCGCGGCGGACGTTCTTGAGGTCCCGCTCGGCGGCGTTGATCCGTTCGAGCAGGCCGGCGACCAGCGGGCTCTGGTGCAGCATGAACGTCTGCATCTGCGCTGCCAGGCCGGCGATCTCGCCACGCATCGACTCCGAGAGTGCCTTGATGTCGCCGCGGATCTCTCGCAACTCCTCCACGGAGATCACGACGTGTGGCTCCGGCGCGGGTGTGCTCACGTTGCGACTCTCCTTGCAGGGTAGGGAGATCAGGACTGCCGCAGGTAGCAGCCGAACACCTGGCAGCCCACGACGCCGGTGCCGGACGACACCGCCTTGAGCTGCACCTGGACGCTCTCGTTACCGAACACGCTGCTGATATCGAACGGACCCTTGCGGGCGACCTCCAGCGTGCCGTTCTCCGTCCACGTGCCGACGACCGTGCCGGCCACATAGAGCTTGAACGTCGTGTTGTTGCTGCCGCTGCCCTGGCCCCAGATGCCGTCAATGCTGATCCGCGGATGACTCCCGAATGGGATCCGGCCTTCCCACAGCGCCGTCTCGCTCGTGATCGAGCTCGCGTTGACCGTGTTGTACGCGATGATCGACCCGGCCGCCACGTTGGTGGTGAACAGCGGGTACATCGGCACCGCGAGGTAGGGCTTGGCCAGGCCGCCGGTCTGCACGTCATCGGCGACGATCTGGTTGCCAATGAAGTCGTGGATGGCGAAGAAGTACCTACCGGACGGGATATCGAGCTGGGTCGCCATGATGGCCTGGCCGCCCGGCCTCCAGATTTGAAAGATCTGGTTACCGCTTCCGTCCGGTCCAATGTAGACGACGAGCCGGCCCGAGCCGTCGTCCATCTCGAAGAACGCGTTGTTCTTGATGGTGAGTCCACCACGGCTGATGGTCGCCGACGACAGGCCGACCGCGCCGCGCAGGTCGGCGATCTGGCGACGCAGCTCGGCGACCTGGTCGAGGATGTTGCTCGGCAGGTTCTGCTGCCCCACGGCCCCTCCTGTCAGTACACGTCGTCGAGTAGAGGCGCCATCACGACCGAGGTGTTCTCGCCGCCAGCGTCCAAGGGGCTGACGTTGATCTGGATGATCCGCATCGAGGTGTCCAGGCCCCGGGTGTGGAACAGGTCGCTTCCGGCCTGCACGACGAACCGCGCGTCGTCGCCCACGCTGATCTCATCCAGCGTCGGTGACTTGTCGCTGTCGACGTTGAGCACCGGCAGCACGACCGGCAGCCGGCTGATCTGCTGATCGGACTGCGCGTGCGCGTACAGGGTCGCGGTGTCGGACACGTTGCTGTAGTTGCTGTCCGACTCCAGCAGCGGCCAACTGAGCGGGTACAGGGTGGCGTCCTCGGCCGCGGCGATCGGCGTTCCCTCCGCGGTCCCGTCGGCCGTCGCGAACGCCCTGGTGTCCATCTTGGAGCCGTCCGAGGGCCACAGGTAGCTGTAGACGTTGCCACCGACCTCCCACACGTGTGCGCTGCCCTGCTGGCCGAGGTAGGGCGTTCCCTGCCGCAGCACCCGACGCACCCGGCCCTGCGAATCCACGCCCGCGACGTCGAATGCCATGTCTTGGCCGCCCAGCACGTTCGCGAGATCCCGCAGTGCCGCGCCGACATCGGTCAGCTTGTACCCGTACCAGGTGCGGTCGTGGAAGATGTTGCTGACCGTGGTGTCGGACACGACGTCGACGAGGATGTTCCCGCCCGTGTGCGAGTGCGCCAGGCTGATCAGGTTCCGCGCGATCTGGTTCTGGTCGGTTGCGGTCCAGCCCACGGACAACCCGGCGACGTAGGTCGGGTCGCTGTTCTGAGCTCCGCTCAGCACCGGCAAGATCTTGCGGTGGTCGTAGTAGGACCACCAGTCCGCGCCGGCGATCTGCACCGTGCGCTTGGCGCTGTCGTACTTGCGGGTCCAGATGATCCCGCCGAACGCGGGGGTGTTCCCGCGCATCACGTACAGCACCCGCATGACCGGGCTGGTCAGGTCATACGGGTCGCCGTCGAACTCCAGGGACAGGTCCAACGTTGCGCTGAACGTGCCCGCGTCGCACAACTTCTTGGTGTAGGTGACACCGGTCAGGGGCAACTCGCCCAGCTTGGCGTTCGTCGCCAGATCGGCGATCACGTAGCTGTACTGGGCTGTCACGAGACGTCCGCCCACACCGACGTGTCCGCGGTGTGCTCCTCGATCCAGAACGCGGTCTTGCTGTCGCCCTGGATGTCGAGCTGCCCGGTTCCGAGAAGGCGCGTCACGGTCACCACGAACGTCTTGTTTGTGTTGTCAGCTGAGCACTTCCACGGCATATGCCACGAACGCTGCGAGTTGACGACCTGCTCGTCGCCGTCGATCCACCGGAAGTCGGCGGCGACGTTTCCGCTCGTGCTGTCCTCGCGAACGCGGATCTGATAGTCGTCGGACACCACGGAGGACTGCCCGGCGATGTTCAGGTAGATGATGTAGTAGGTGTTCGCCCTGACCCGCTTGCCGCTCATGGTGAGGCGCGGAACCTGAATCTCGGTGTTGGTGGCGCCGCTCGATGTGATGATGCCGGCCGCGACGACGCGCACGGCGCCGATGACCCGCTCGTGGATCCACGCGCTGCCGTCCCACCGGTAGTAGGACCGGGTGTCGGTGCGGTAGATCTTCTGGCCGGTGATCGGCGTGGTGATCGCCGAGGTCGCGTCGGCGGCCGAGGAGCAGGTGCCGATGCCCTGGACGAGCCAGCCGCCGGCGGCGATGCTGAAGTTCTCCTGCCACTGGCGGTCGATTCGCCAGATCGCCATGCCGTCGTAGGGGGTGAGCGTGGCCCGGTCGGTGGAGTTGATGACCGGCAGCACGCCGCCGAGTGCGACCATCCACGGCGGCCGCAGGTCGTCGATCATCGACGCGGTGATGGTCAGCGCGCCCGCGGTGACCCGGACCCTCGCCAGGATGATGTAGTCCGGGCTGTTGGTCGGGGCGCCGTTGGTCGTGTTGACGGCCGGGTCGGTGGGCGTGCCGGACGGGGTGCCGACGATCTGCCCGACCCAGAACCCGTTCGAGCCGTCGAACGTCTCGTCGGAGACCTGAGCGACAATCAGATCGTTGCGCTGCAGGCTGGCATGCGCCGGATGCGCGGTCAGCAGATCCAGGTTGTTCGCGGCATCGTGCGTGACGATGAACGAACCGGTGGCGCGGCTAGCCGGGATCGTGCCCTGGAAAGCATTGACCTTGACCGTCGTGTTCGGCGTCGCCTGCGCGGACACCAGGCCCGGCGACGCGACCGCCGTCGAGCCGCCCGGGCGCAAGCCCTTGCGGGCGTTGACGTTCGACGATCCGGGCGTCCACACGGAACTGATGCCGATGCGCGCGTCGTCGATGGTGACGACGCCGCCGGTGTGGCTCACCCACAGCGGGTTGCGGTCGGCCACGGTCAGCCTCCAGGTAGGTCAGGCGGCGGCGTCGCGCCAGCTCACGGACAGGGCGGCCGCCGGGTCGTACGTGCCGGCCGAGGTGAAATCCACGCGGGTCGTTCCCGGCAGCAGCGGGAACCAGCCGCGGGTGAACAGCAGGTTGTTCGCAGGGACGCCGTTGAGGGTGACCTGCTTCTGGTCGGTGTCGATGACCAAGCTCTGTCCGGCGGTGATGGTGAACGCGGGGTTGAACAGCAGCTGGTCGCCGGTGGCGTGGTTGGTCAGCACCGGCCCGGTGACGGGGCCGGCGATGGTGAACGTGGGCCAGGCGGCCACAGAGCCGGCGCTGGTGACGGTCAGGTTGCCGCCGACCGGGCCGGCCCCGAAATCGAGCGGGAACTGCAGGGGGAACTGCAGGCCGGTGGTCGGCGGTGACGGCAGGCCCGTCGACGCCGTGTGCAGCGCCGGCGAGTACAGCCGCGGGTCGGTGGCCTCCCACTGGATCGCGTAATCGGCGTACCCGAGCGGCGTGTAGACGTCGATGCTCACCGAGCGACGCTTGCACCGTGCCATGCACATCCACGCCACACCACCGATGTCGCGGATCACCAACGGTTCCTCGACCGGGACCTCGGCGGGCGCGGTCATCACCTGCAGCTGGTTGCGCAGCGAACCGAGCTGCGAGGCCGGGTTGGCGACGATCCGGCCCGTCCAGGTGATCGTGCGCTTGGACATCTCCGAGGCGCCGGGGAACATGCCGTGCCGGGAGGGCCGGTCGAAGTCATCGCCCCTGAACGGCGGCAGGTCTCCGAGCCAGCCCTCCAGCTTGGTCATCCCGTAGGCGGTGCCGGTGCCCAGCAGCGTCGAGCGCCACTCCAGCTGGCCATCGGCGGTGATCAGGTCCCCGGCGGTCACCGGCCACCTCCTCGACGCGACAGCCAGTAGAGCTCCTCGGCCAGCTCCGGCGTGTCCGTGTCCGGCGCTGCGTGGAAGTGCTCGATGTGCAGCACGGCCGCCTGGCCGCCGCCGGCGGCTGCCCCGCCACCGCCGCCGGCGCCGGCGGCGGGTGGCCGGGCGTTGCCGGCGAACGGCGCCCCGTTGGCCCCGTAGTCCACCGTGGTGCCGCCGGCGGCGCCGACCTGCGCGGCCATGCGCGCAGCGGCGTCAGCGGCCATTCCAGCGGCGCCGTCGATGCCCTGCGCGAGGCCGGCGGGGATCCACTGGCCGATGTCCGCGAACAGCCGGCTCGGCGAGCTGATGCCCAGGAACTGCAGCACCGGACCCGGCACGAACGACTTGACGAAGCTGACGATCTTGCCGGCCAGCCACGAGCCCATCGACTGGATTCCGCGCCACAGACCGGAGATCAGGTCGGAGCCGGCGTTGACCAGCCACGAGCCGATGCCGCTGAGCGCGCGGAGCACCAGGCCACCGAGCCCGGACACCAGGCCGACCACCGCGTTGATCGCCGACGACACGGTGGTCTTGACCTGGTCCCAGGCCGCGCCGAGCAGCTCCTTCACGCCCTGCCAGGCACGCGACCAGTTCCCCGTGATGATGCCCATCACGATGTCGATCACGCCCTGCACCGCGTGCATCACATTCGTGATCGTGTCCTTGACAAACCCGAAAACGGTCTGCACCACGGGAAGCAGCGCGTTGATGATCGGTATCAGCAGCGACGCGATCAGGTTGATCACCGGCACCAGAACCGGCAGCAACGCCGCGATCGCCTGTGCCGCAACGAGAAGCACCGGCGTCAGGGCCTGAATCAAGGTGACCAGCGGCGGCAGCAGAGCGCCGATCAGCTGCACAATCGGCGGCAGGATCGGCACCAGCGCGGCGATGATCTGCACGAACGCCGGCGCCAGCGCGGTCAGCACCCCCAGCAGCGCCGTGCCCAGGGTGGCCACCAGCTGACCGACCACCGGCAGCAGCGGCACCACCGCGCCCAGCACGGTCATCAGCGCCTGCGCCAGCATCCCCTGGAAGACGCCGATGAGCTGCGCGACGATCGGCAGCAGCTGCTGCAGCACCGGCGACAGCCCGGTAGCCAGCTGACCGATGATCGCCGCGAACACCGGCACCAGCGGAGTCAGCGGCGACAACAGGTTCAGGAACGCCGGGATCAGCGGTATCACCGCGTCGACGACCTGCACCAGGATGGGCGCGAGTGCCTGCAACACACCGCCGAGCTGCTGTCCGATCTGGACGATCACGGGCGCGGCCGCGGCCGCGAGCTGGCCGAGGGCCTGGCCCAGCGGCGCGAACGCCGTTAGCGTCGTGGCCACGACCGGGCCGAGCTGCTGGATGACCGGGATCAGCGTGCCCACCAGGTCGGACACGAGCTGCTGCACGATCGGCATCAGCGCCGCGACGATCGGACCGCCGACCTGGGCCAGCGCCCCGACCAGCGAACCGAGCGGGCCGAGGATCGCCGACACGCCCTGCAGTAGCGCTGTGATCGCCTGCTCGGCGCCGCCCGCCCCGCCGGCGACCCCCGTCAGGAAATCACTCAGCCCGGCGCCCAGCGAGGCGATGCCGTCGCCGAGCGCGCCGATCACCGGTCCGGCCGCCTGGACGACGGCCTGGATCCCGGGCATCAGCTGGGAGACCGCGCCGGCCA